AGTATTTAGATAAGTATTTCCGCTGGTCATTATGCCTGTGCTGTTCTTCCTGAAATTAGGTAACTGAACAGATTTAAGTATTCTATTTTCAGCCTGAATAATAATAGTAGAAAGATCATTAACAAAAGTTGTTTCCGTATTTTGTAAATAATCCTGAATAGTGCTTTTCAGTGTTGTTAGTGTCCAAGCCATTAGTCTGTACTCACAGTAACTTTACCGGCTGCTGCTCTAATATCTAATCCTACGGTTCTGCTGCCTAATGCTGAGTTTCCGCCACCTACAGGGTCAAAAGCAAAAAGTTTTCTGCTTTCTGCTAATGCTTGATCGGGTCTTGGATTCCTTAAAGCCTGTGGATCCAGTGTCCTTAGCTTGCCTAACTGTAACTGAGGCTGATCTTCATCCACCACATCACGGCCCACAAGCAAACCATTGGGTCTGCCATTTTGAATCTGGGGCACTAAATCCTTGAGTGGATAACGAAATCCTGTCCGATCACAGAATCCAAACGCTCTTTTTCCTGCTGCGTAACTACTCATAATCGACTGTATCCACCAGGAACCATGTAAAACGANGATTTATCTCTGTCAGCATCTGCTGCTAAATTCCATTGCTCATCGTAAATTTGCTTTAACAATGGCGCTCTTTCAGAGGCTTCAGGTCGCTTCATACTAATGTAATAAGCCAGCCCAGCAGCCATACAAGGCATAAATCGAGCAGGAATATCAGCATTGTTAGAAGCCGGATTGCCCGCATCTTCTATTCGCTGTATATAGTAATAGTTGATTTTGTAAGTTTCTGCGTCATCAGGCACAGGCCATACGTTTAACGCTATAGCACCTGGGTCTTTTTCAATCCAAAACTGAATGGGACGACCTTGAGTGAGCTTATTAGTCAAATGTGAATACTGACTAATTGAAATACGGCTCATAGTCAGATCAGTCTGTTTACTAACATCCCCATCATCAGTCCTTAATGCAGCCTCAATTACATCCAATTGATCGCTAGACAGAACATAACGACCAGTACCCGCTGTAAGCGCCTGAGAGCCTTCCTGTACAGTCCAAAGGTTTAACCCCTTGTTCTGCCATTCAAGAAACATTAAATCTAGGCTGCGCCTTGCTGTGCGGTAATCATAGCCACTGCGTAACTCTAAGCCAGCCCGTTCATAGGCTTCTTCAAGAATATCGCTTAAATCAAGATTAAATGCATAAGTACCGCTAGTAGCCATTTATTCCAGTCTCCTTACTTCTTTTTAGCTGTTTTTTTCTTAGCTACTTTTTTAGAAGCGGTTTTTTTCTTCAGCACTACTTTCTTTTCTGGCTTTGGCTCTGGCTTAGGAGCAACCTTAACTGGACTAAGCTCTTTTAGCTTTGCTTTGGCTTCTTTTTCAGTCATTGCATTAAAAACAATAACATCATATTCACCATCAGAATTTTTAGAGCCTATCTGATAAATAGGATTACCCATTGTATCTGGGTGCATTGAAGTACCATTTTGAAATATTTCTAGCTTTGCCACAATGATCTCCTATGCGTAATTTTTAGTCATCGTTAGAGTAACCGTATAAGCATCACCAGAGCTATGACCTACTGTAGTCAACATAATGTCTCCGGTTTTGCCTGAACCTGAATTATTTTTTAATCCACCATCACCAAAATCCAACGTATCTGCATAATCCGCAGGTAAATGAAGGCATAGCACATCAGTTGATGCGTCCCACAGAAGTTTTACGCTCATACCAAAATTAGAGAATGTAATGGATTGAAGAGTTACTCCATCACAAGCAGCGCCTGTCATTGGATTTGACTCTAAAGCAGAGACATCAACCTTTTTAACCGCAGCCTCACCAGTTCCATCACTTACATTGGTAAAACTCATGATAACCTGACGAGCGCCATCTTGAATTGTTTGACTTGTAACTACATCAGCCATGATTTACTCCTTTAATGAAGGGGGGCAATGCCCCCCAACATCAATTTTTATATTTAACCTAGATAATGCCCGTAAGGTTGATTAATGAATAATCAGTAGTCACGTTAACAATCATAACCACACCAATTACTTGGATAACATCCCCTGCGGCTGGCCCAACAGCACCAACAGCACCCAAAGGCACAGCGTGATTACCAACAACAAGTGTTCCTGAAGTTAATACTGTAGCTGGCCCTGAAACTGCAAACCAACCATAATAGGCTGCTGTCATATCTACAATTGTGACGCCCATTGTTGCGCCTGTGGTTGTAGCAGCTTGACCAATTAAAGCACTATTAGGATCAGGGATTAATGTAATTCTTGAGCTGGTGGTTATAGCCGTTGCTAAATCATCGTAGCAAGTAATAACGATAGATGGGTCTGCTGAGTGATCGTGGGCTGGATTAGATTTAATTCTAAGCATCTGCCCTTCACCCGCTGCATCATTAACATACAAATATCCATTTGCGTATTGATTTAGCGTGATGTCCGTACCTGCGGTTTCAACTGATATTGCAGTTTCACCAGCAGCGACACCTGCGGTTGGCGTTAGATCAAAGTGATGTGCGATTGAAGCTGCGTGAGTTACGCATTTACCTGCTGTTACTGCGGCAGCTCCCATTTTACCGTAACGATAAACAGTATTGCCATAAAGCAATCGGCTACCTAGTGGAAATAGCTGCGTAGAGCTTTCCGCATAAGGATCAACCGTACCGTATTGGCTACCGCCTTTACCTACGATTAAATCAGCGGGGCCATAACCTGTTGCTGCGGCATATTGAATATGTCCACCAGCATCGTTATAAATATTACCATCTGCATTAATTACCAAACCATCAGTAATTGCTCCTGTACCGGAGGCTTTATCAATGGTTTTGAAGCCATTTTCAGACCGAACTGTTCCATTAAAAGTTGTATTAGCCATATCTTTCTCCTGTCGTGGCTAGTGTCAGACACATTATATGCCTGTCAGGAAAAAAGAAAGCGACTTACCAATGTATTAATAAGCCGCCTTCCTTCCGTTTTCTACTTACGCCCCTGGTGAACCGTAAATTCCAAGTGGATCCGATACCCCGAAAGAGTACCGTTCTCTGGCCTTGTATCTCACATTGCCAGTATCAAAATCACCGTCCATTGAAGTTTCTAAAGCAGTACGCTCGAAGTGTCTCAAGCCATTTGGCACATCAGTAATGATGTAGAAGGCATCTGAGTCAGTCAAATAATGATTGACTGAGTATCCTTCTGGAACAATACCCATGCTGCGTACAGCATTGATGTCGTTATCCGCCGTACCGACTCTTTGATCTGACTCAAGAAGCCGTGTAGCAATAAACATTCCAGCAGGCGGAACCAACAAACGCCTTGGTCGAGCTGCGATTAGAAGGCCACGCTCATCGGTTAGAGCCGCAATTGTAACGATTGCTGCTTCCAATGAGGTTTCATTCAAATCTGCCGCTGTCGCAGGACGATTATCGTTCGTGCCGCCATCCACTCTCGGATGACCACCACCGCCAGTAACACCATCACCAGATGCAGTAAAGAGGTTAACCCCGTCACCTGTCTGGTAAGAATTGGTGAAACCATTGTTTAGCGGATTCGCTGCTTTTACNTGCTTGGTATAAGCCATTGCACGNGCTAGGGCTTTGGTATAACGAGCAGAAAGCGAGTCATAGAGGTTATCCTCCATCGCTTCTTCTGTAATCGCAAATCCCATGCCAATCGTTTCATGGTTGTACCTAGCGGTATAAGCCTCCTGCGCTGAGTCGTAGGAAATTGCATTTCCTTCGTCCTTCACAGGTGCTGCACCAAACCCACTTAGCTTCACTTCTTCTTCAAACGAACGCTCTGATGAGGCTGTATCGTAAATAACAGCATGTTCGTCTTCATACTTCTCATACTCCAAGCCAAACAAGGCATTAAGCCCTGGCAGGAGTTCTTTCAGCATTTGCGCTCTTGAAATAGCCATGCTAGTTCTCCTTTATATGCCTGTAGTATTGGTTAACTGATGACCCGCATTAAAGCGGAAAATACCATCAGTGAAGGAATCACCAACCGAACTTGAAGGTCCGTCATAAAAATCGACGATCCGTATCGGTAGTGTGTTAGTAGTTGCAACTGTAGACGCATCACAAGCATTTTTGCTTCGACCAATCGTGGTTGAACCTGCTGTTTGAACAACAGCAAAGTTTGCACCAAGACCAGTTTGAGCAATAGTCGCGTCACCTTGCATCCTGAACAATACGTCAGGATCAATCAAAATATAACCCGCAGCATCGGAAGCCGCTGTATCAGCAGGAAATGTTTGATTAAAAGTCATTTGACTTGTACTTGGGTCTGTGTACTTACAGCCCAGAAAAATACCTATAGAGGTCAATGNAGNNGTTCCAGCGTCTTTTTCAATCGTACCTGCTGCAACCAACTTCACAAAATCTCCATAGAATATAGCGGTGTCATACGCCGAGGCAATCTTGATATGAACAACTTTTCCTGAAAAGGATCCGCTGCTCGAACAAGTACCAATCGGCTCTGCACCATTTGGAGTTGCACTTGTAGCCATTCTGTTTTCTCCAGAATTACGTTAAATAAAAAAAGGCTACATCCTAAAAGGACAGTTAGCCTTTACCAAAGGTTGTGCGCGTACTTTTCTCCGGTCTTAATAGTGGCATACGCGGATCATTTTCTCTCAAATAGTTGTTATCGACAGATTCCATCTGCTTTTGTGCCAAATTCTGAAAATGCTTGTTTCTAGCATCCATTTTTTCTTTAGGCGCTTTACACAACAATAAACCCCCAATCTCAAGGTTTCCCTTAAACTGAGAGTTAATATCTGACTGAATATGCAGTTCAGGGTGATCTTCTTCCCTTACAGGAATCCAACCATCTCTAAACTTCTGGGACACATTTGTGTTATCTGTTTGCCCCATTGCACTGGTTCTTACCCAGCGAAATACCCAGCCATCTTGCGCATCAGGTGTTGGCAAGATTGAAGACGGAATCCATGAATCATTGTTTTCTCTAACAACTTCTTTGCGAGTGTCATAAGACCTCGGAGTGCGCTCATCTACCATTAGTCATCTCCTTAACGAGTTGGTTGGCATATTGTGCATTGGTTAACCCAAGTCTTTTAGCGAGAGAGACTTGAGAGGACGTTAACTTCATTTTGCGTGGTTTAGCCCCATTGTTCCTTGCGGAAGGAGCGACCACGGACGATGGTTGAGAAGTCGTCGAAGGCGCGGTTTGTCCACCACCGCTCACATCCTTAGATGTGTTTTCCGACCACTCATATTCACTAAATCTTCCTCTCATACCCCCATCAATATATTCAAAATATTGATCTGAGTTAGGCGAAAGACCATTATCTTTTATGGCTTCTTCATGAAGAGCATAAGCGTAAGCTGTCATGCCCTTATGTTCTTCATCACCAAACCAGGTATTCTTTTCTCCCCATTCTTTTGCCTTTGGTTCAGGTGCTGGAACAGAGTTAACGGGTTGCTGTTGTTGCTGTTGATAAGCCTGTTGTTGCTGTTGATAGGCTAATTGTTGCTGTTGAGCCATTTGTTGCTGTTGAGTTGGCTGTTGAGGAAGGCTTCTTTCATAACGCTCTGCCTCTTGCATCTGAGACTGAGCCTCAATCATCCTTTCTTGAGAAGATACAATATCATCAGTATTACCTTCTTCATGAG